TAGTGGTGAATGATTTTGGAGAATCTTGGGAATTTTTAGCTCATAGTGGGAATGCGATATATTGTTATTGGGAAAATGGTCTTGCTACGTTTTTCTATCAGATTCAAAGCTATTACTGTGGACAAAAGATTCCTACAGAATTGTCTCTTCTTCATAGTGTTCATGAAGAGGAGTATCAAATGGTAAAAAAATTGACTAAAGAAGACGTCAAAGAAATAATTAAAAAATTTGGTAAAGAATTAAACGGAAGAATTAGAACTGAATTAATGGGTAGATTTTCTATTAGAGAAAGAGAGTATATGAATGGAAAAGATATTAACCATATATTTAAAATGTTATATACTTTAGATATTAGAAGAAAAGAATTAGATTCCAAAGCTTTAGTGTTAAAAAATTAAAAACTATTGTATGAACATTGATTTAAAAAATAAAAAAGTTCTACTTAGAGTAGATTTTAATGTGCCACTAGATGATAATCAAAATATTAATGATGAATTTTTAAATAAACTATATCAACAGACTGAGAAAAAGATAATTTATTGGAAATTAGTTACTAATGATACAACAACAGAATATCCAAGCATAAAGTTATTTGACGTAGGTGCAGACGAATATCAACTATATGATGAAGACGAATATGGTCAAACTCATTACGTTACTAAATATAATGGTGGATATATAATTATGTATTCATTTTATAAATATGGTAGCTTATTGAGTCCAACTGATGTTAGATTGTTTATTCAACCAACTCGAGAATCTTATTTAGTAGAACAAAATTATCCGGAAAATGTATTAAAAATGTTATGGGTAAAAATACTTAATAGTCTTGGAGATGATGCGCCAGATGAGGTTAAGGCTGAAGATTTAAAAAACAGTTTCATTAATAATAAACCTACAAAAACTCTTGATTCTTATTCTGATGAACAGCTTAAACAGATCACAAAAAACATGATTGAAATGGAGCCGCAATTACCAAAACTGTTTAATGCAATTAATGATCCTAAATTTATGAAATTGTTTAACATGATACAATATCCAAATTTACAACAGAATATTGAATTAGCAAAAAAGTTAAGTTCATATTATGCTATGATAGTAGATGAACTTGGAGATATAGCACAAAAGACACCTTAATTGGTGTCTTTTCTATGGTTATTTCACAAAGTCTAAATATGTGTATATAATCCAAGAACTACTTCCACCTGTTGAGTTTCTTAGAATTGTTATTTTTTCAACATCATCAACACTAAATGAAAAAGCAAGCGGACGACTATCAACAGTAATTTTTTCTGTAATATAGATTAATTCGTCACCAGAATAAAATTCTATCCATGCAGTTTCCTTTGAATTTTTATCGCTTTTTGACCAAGCGATTTCTCCCTCGCAAGAGGAATATTTTTTGTCAAGTAAATAGGTTGGGTTATATGTTGAACTTATGTCTTTCGCAAAGTGGTGTCCTATATAGGAGGTTAAATGTTCTGTGTCATAAGTATCAGTAAATACAATTTTATCTGTATAATATGATATATTTAGCCAACCAGGGTTGCCTTTAAATGTATCTAAAGTAAAAACACTAACCTTGTTACCAGTTTGATCAGGAATTGTATCTGAACTATATGGCGTAGTAGATTTTTGGCTATCTAAATTATTACTCAAACTTCGCACTTGAATAAGTGCCTATGCACCTTGAAAATTCAATAAGAACTGGCATAAAAACAGCATGAAACCGTCTGGTTTTGATATAATTGAGTTGTTCAGAAACAATCATATATCCGGAGGCTCATGCTATGAATAAAAGTATAACACAAGACAATCAAAATGATAACCAGATTTCGAAATCTATCAGAAGATTTTTTACACGGTTTCATCTTTCTTCTGCATTGAAATCTGCTAATGCATACAAAAAGAAGGGGATTCCTGCAGCGCTGATTTTCCAGTATCTGTTTCTTTTGATATTTTCAAACAGAAGTATGTATATGAACCTGTTGATTGGAAAAGATACACCGGATTTTGCAAAGGATACCGTTTATCGTTTTATGAAGATGCTCCAGATTAACTGGATCCGGTTCACAACGATTTTATCCAGCCGAATCATCAGGGATGCCATTGCCCCGCTTGATTCAGCAGACCGTGCTAACGTACTGATTATTGACGATTCCATGTTTGAACGTAACCGTTCCAAAAAAGTGGAACTTCTTGCAAAGGCATATGACCATGCAAAACATTGTTATAAATTTGGTTTTCGTATGCTTACATTAGGCTGGTCAGATGGAAGCACTTTTCTCCCGGTCAACAGTGTCCTTCTCTCCACCGAAAATAAAAAGAACAGAATCAACGAAGCAAAGGAAGTTGATAAAAGAACAGTTGGATATAAGCGCCGTATGCTTGCTGTTGAGAAAGGAACGATCGCCATGCTGGAACTTTTAAAATCGGCTAAAAAAGCTGATATTCCAGCTAAATACGTTCTTTTTGACAGCTGGTTCTCTTCTCCAAGCTCTCTTCATGCTGTCAAAGTAATCGGATATGATGTGATTGCAATGGTAAAGAAAACACCTAAAATGTTCTTCCGTTATAACGGCGAAGACATGCCACTGGCAACGATTTACAACAAAAACAGGAAACGGCGTGGACGTTCCAGATATCTGCTTTCCGTCATGGTGGACGTTGTAAAGGAAGGAAAAATCATCCCTGCCAAAGTGGTCTATGTCCGTAACAGAAACAAGAGAAATGAATATCTCTGCCTTATTTCTACGGACGTGAGCCTAAGTGAAGAAGAGATTATCCGCATTTATGGAAAACGCTGGGATATTGAAGTATTCTTCAAAGTCTGCAAGAGCTATCTTAATCTAAGCAAAGAATGCAGATCCATATCTTATGATGCAATGACTGCCCATACAGCAATCGTTTTTACAAGATATATGATGCTTTCCTTAGAGAACCGGGAATCAAACGATATCCGTTCTATGGGAGAACTGTTTTTATACTTTTCTGATGAGCTGTCTGATATCACATGGATACAGGCTTTTCAAATGCTGCTTCAAATGTTCAGGACTCTGCTTGCGGATCAGATAGATATCTCTGATGAAAAAATTGACGAGCTGGTAGATGCATTTATGGATGCAATACCTGCACTTTTAAAATCGAAGCTGCAAACGGCATAATTGACTGAACATTGACAACTGAATAACTGCCAGATATTGAATTTTCAAGGTGCATAGCTAAAATCTATGTGCGAAGTTTGAGTTATTAGTCATATTTTCTATTTCATTTTGCAATTTTTTTAGCTCAGATGTCAAAGATTCATTTTCTTCCAATAGCAATTTGTTTTCTTTATTTAAAGAAGAATTATTTTCTTCTTTAGATAAAGAGTATTTTTCTACTGTTTTTTTTAAAGTACTTATCTCCTCTGATAACATAGTATTCTCTTTATACAAATCATCAAATTGTTTTTCTAAAATACTATATTTATCTACTAACTCATCATTTTTTGCTATTAAATCTTTTTTTGATTTAGACAAATCGATAGAAAAAATACCTATACTAGCTGCTATAATGGCACATATTCCAGCGATCCATGCTGCTTTAACTTCTTTACTCATTTGTAAATCTCTCCAACAATACTCTTGATATTTATCTCCTTTTTATACTATTATACCATAACGTGAAAGGGAATACTATTTAAAACATCTGTTTTGACTATAAATCTAATAGCATATATGATAAAATAGTTTTGTACTTACGAAGGAGGAATGTATCATGACATTTAACCAACAATTATTCGTTTCGATATTGAGCCAAATAGAAAATAGCCTTTCTTTTAAAGAAGATGACATAACTACTCCTTATGGTTGGAGTTTAAAGCTCAATTTAAAAGTTCAAGATATATTTGATAGACATTCTAAAAATGATAAGAATGATATCAAATATATTATAGAAGTATTAAATATAATGAATTGTATTCAATTTGCTTCTAATGACCACTCAGTCATAGGTGGTATAACAGCAAAAGGGTATGAGTTTATTTTTTCGTATTTGCACAATATTGAGTTTTCATTAATCAGGAATTAAATGAGATTTATCTACAGTTCTTTTATCGTTAAATACTAAATAGTCTAAGGAATATGCGATGGAAGATAAGTGCTTTTCCATATTAGACAAAATATTTAAAATATTTTCTTTATCAATTGACTGCTGCTCGTTTTGGGTGGCAGTTTTTTTATTTTGATCGTTCATGTTGGATTCCTTTCTTAAAAAGATATTATTCTATCTACCTAAAAATATAAATGTATGATATAATTAGTACATTACACTAATGATGTAGGAGATGAAACTTATGAAGACTTCAATAAAAGCAGCATTAATAACAGGTATACTAGGTGTTGTAGGAACAGTTGCTGGAGCATTTGTTGGTAATTTTTTTGGTGAAAAGAATGCAGTGCAGCAATTATATTCACAAATTACAACTGTCACTGGAGATAATAATACAGTCACAATCAATAGCGTCGATGAATTTATAGCACAATATAATAAATTGTTAAATGAAAATGAGACTTTAAAGGCTCAAAATTCTCAATATTTTTCAGATTATACTGAACAGAAAAATATAAATAGTAATCTTGAATCTCAATTAGATGAACACCCAGTTATCTCATATAAAAATATAGGATTATCCATTGAAGGAAATACTATGCCGGTTAACAAAATAAATTCATCAGTGATAATTAATAATAGAACATATTATTCCGATGAGATTGTTAATAATCTAATAGACTCTAATAGTAATATAACCATTCAGGATGATACAATGTATATTGGTAAAATTATAAAAGAAAAATCCTATTTATCTAATGAATGGATATTGGATTCATCATATGTTAATGAAGGAGATAATGCAACCGATACATACGGAAATACATATAGCGATGCTTTAATTTTTTGGCATGGTGATGGCCGAATAATATATAGTTTGAATAACCAATATTCTTATTTTAAATGTAATATATCAGTCAAAAGTAATTCAAATATGGGAATGGAGGGAATATTTACAATAAAAGCAGACGATGTAGTTATTTATACATCTCCAACACTAATAAAAACAACAAACCCTTATGAAATAGATATTCCAATAAATAATTGTTCGTTATTGACTTTCGAGTATGATACTAAAGGACAATATGAATTCGATTGTGTTATTTCAGATGCGGTAGTTTATAATTAGGAGAAATAAATATCTATGAATCATAAATCACTACAATTCAACAACCTCCACAGCTTATTACCAACAGAAGAATCAAAAATCAACCTCTCAATAGCAATCGGAGTACCAGTCAACCAGATTAATGCCTGGCTCGATCCAAACAATAAATCTGTACCAAAGGCAGATTCACTTGCCAAAATGATGAGGTACTTTGATTGCTCTTGCGATTATCTTCTTGACTTAAGTAATATCAAAGAGAGGCCGGATGATGTTAAGAAGCTGTTGGATAAGTTACATAGGAATGATGTATAGAGTGGAAAGAAAAGAGCAGGAGAAAAGTAAGAGTTCTCTTGCTCTTTTATTTTTTTTATAAAATTTTGGAATCTCTATATACTTTAGCTTCTTCATATGTAGAAAACCTTTCTACATTATTCCAATCAACATCATAACCACCAAAATTTAATAAGACATCGCTTACTCCGTCTCCATTATGTAGCCAAAATACAATATCAGGAGTACCGTCTCGTTCAAAATTCCAATCATCAGGAGCGAATGTTTCATCAAATCCTACATTTGAAACAGGATCGAAACCATACAATTCATATAAACCAGACAGTTTATCAGCATCATAATTATCTAATTTGTTTCCACCAAATTCTATTGCTGTAGGTAATAAAGTTTTTAATACTCCTTTTTGCTCACCACCATTAAATATTGAAACTATATTATTATCTGTAGTAATAGCAATACCAGCCTTATTATCTAATGTTAAAAACAAAAAACGCATTTGTGAATATTCTTCAATTGAATGTTGGTCAACAAATGCTCCGTACTTATTTGTCTTTTTTGCTTCTCCGATAGCCAGATAAAACTCTTCTGGAGTAACTGACTTTAAAGGAAAGAATTTGAAATTACTATCTTGAAAAAGCTGCTCAAGTTTTTTGAGTTTATCATTTACTGTAAAAGTGCCCATGCCACATCCTCTGGTTTCCTATTTCTTCTGATTGCATTTCGAATAGTTGCATCTTTAATCATTTGTAGTTCTAATTCTGACGCACCAAGTTTAAGCATTTCATCAATCAATAATAATCGATAATTATTAAGTTGTAATGTTGTAATATTGTCGCTTAAAGTCATTATCATATAATCACTCCTTTTGATCGATGAGGTTATATTATTTCATATTACATTAAATTTATACATTTTATAGTTACTCATCGATTAAAAGATACTAAAGATGCGTTTTTCTATAGTATTATATAACAAAAATGTTATAATGGTTACATAAAGGAATTGCTTTTGTAAGATAATAGTATCACATATTAATCATAATGTCTATAAAAATTTTATAAAATAGCAAAAAAGGTCTTGACTACGGTAAGATAATATCATATAATGTGTAGCGTGCGCTAAGCATATGATTTACAGAAAGATTAAAAAAAGAAATATATTAATTTAAAATTTATAAAATACTTGAAATTAAAAAGCTATTGCGATTCTAATTAATTCTATACTTTCGCAATAGCTTCTTTTAAATATAATCAAGTTGCATTTTTAGTATTAATCCTTTGATTAATTTATGCAGTTCTGATCTTTTCCCTCCACCAATCTAATCTTCTACGAACGCTGTCCTGTCCAGAAGTGCCACTCTGAACAAATTGTTTGTATTCTTCGTTCGCATCGTATCCATTGAGGAATTCATTTATAATATCAATTAAACTAGAGAATGATTTTTTGTCTTTTTTAACTCTGTAACCGCTATACAATATCATTGGGATAGAGGTAACAGGAATCTTTATTTCATCAAATGCTTCATTAAATGAATCTAATGCATCCGATAGGACACTTATTTTGTCTAAACTCTCATCGCCATGATCCATAACAAAAACATCAATATCTTTATTTCTGAATGAGGTAAAATCATTTTCGTTATTTGTGCAGATGAGCATTAATGTCTGTATAATCAAATCTCTATCTGTTCCGTTTTTACGTTGAGTAGGCGTTACCAACTTATCCATAAAAGGATGAGTGGCAAGAGAATAAACAGCATCGCTAACAGCATCGCTCTCATGAACAATCCTCAATAGTTTCCCAGACAAAGGCTTTGATGTATTCTGTCTACGAAACATTTCTTTCACTTCGTCATCTGTATATTCTGATAGTGTACAAAATTCTAAGCTGCAGGCTAGAAGAGTAGACTGTACTTCCTCATCAAGTTTTTTATATTTCTTACCTGCGATTTCATATTCCTTAGAAATAGATTCGCCATCCTCTGTAACTTGAATAAAAACATTTGGCGTATCTTTACTGAGTGCGAATTCATTATTGATATAACTGATGCAAGTAGAAGTTCTCTGTGATCCATCAAGAGTATACAGCGTTCCGCCTTCATCTACTATGTAGATAGGATTTACAGGGAATCCGGATAAAAGGCTATGGATCAATAACGATTTCATCTTAGGAGACCACTGACCGATCGGACGCTGTAATTTGTGAGAGAACGAAATATTCCCTTTCTTATGTTGATTACAAATCCATTGTAAGGTACGCTCTTTACTTGCTGTTTTCATATACTACCTCCGAATTATTTTTTGAAAAATTTGTTATTTTCAGAGTAGCACAGAAAAGAATAAAAGTAAATGAATTTTAGGTTTCTTATAAAAACTTGTTTTATCTATAATTCACGTTTTCTAAAATTTTTTGTAAATTATTGTAGAAAAACACAATGAATTGTTGTAAAATGTGATTAAATAGTTTATCTGATTTGTTAGATGAACTATTTTGTATCTTTGTTCAAGAGAGTGGCATCTATTTATATAGGTGTCATTTCTCTTATTTGACATAATGTGATAATATGTATATACTATAGCCATAGGTGCTACCTAAAGTGGTAGGCGGTTGTCTTCCGCCAGAGAGTACAAGCTCTGTTTACATAGAAACCTTTCGAGGAATTTATGCGAAAGGAGGACTTATTGCATATGATAACCATAGAAACGATATACTATATTGTTGCAATCGCAGCTATTTTATGCGGTGCTTCATATAAATTGGGATATGAAAATGGTAAGAATGCAAGAAAGTAACCGCCCTCGCCAAAGGATAATCGGTTACTTTCTGTCTCTTACTAGAATTTAATTGAACATTCAAGGCAAACCGCTCTGCTTCACGGGTAGCGCCTTTTATTTGTTACTTTTATTACTTTAAACATTATATCATACTTTTAAAAGTGTGCAACACTTTATTTTTTATTTAATGTTATCACACATCAGAATGCATGTAAATAGAAGTGATGATTATTCTTTTGTGAAATCAATTAAACCTCTTGATGGATATCTGAAGGAGAAACATGTTTCATTTTTGAATGTTGATATTGAAAAATCACCAAGCGCAATTACATTCATTCCTATCAACATGTCAATTCCTGTGCTATGTATGTTAGCAGCAGTTCCCACTTTCATAGGTATTCCAATTTCATCATGAAGTATCAAAATTATGTCATAGACATCAGATAATTCTGAATTAGTAGTAGAAGTAGTCATTTCGATACCACTTGGTTTGAGACCTAACGTTTCAGCCAGATCCTTTGAAATCGAGGAATAAGTTGCGCCACAATCCCATTCAACACGTACATTTGCTTCTTGTTCTTCGTTATATAAAATAGATTCATTTGTTATGATTCTACCATCAAAATTATTAAATTTTTCAGTAAAAGCAAATGTATCACCCATCGACAATTTTCCTCTGTATAATATTCTGTTTTTATCAATTGGTTCAAATTTCCTAAAATTCATTGATTTTAACCTATACTTTTCAGCTATCCATGCTGGATCAGTTCTAATCCAATTCCGTGGAACTATAGAAACCAATCTTTTAAATTTCCGTTCAGTAACTACAATTTTATTTATTCTTGATTCAGTTTGTTCCATATATTCTGTTATTTTTTATTTTACTCCTGTAATATATTTTTGTAAATATATTTTCTCCGTTTCTTCCCTACGGCTAGGAGAAATCCTTACATTATCCTATCTCTTTCTAAATAAATAGTTGCTATTAAGAGATAGGAGAGCAGCCTCACTATTTTGGTTTATACCCAGTCACGAGCAGGTTTCCTTCCTGGTGCCTTGTAAATTTACACAAATAAATGTTCTGTCTGTATTTATATTTTCTTACATGGTATAATTCCATTACAACATTGAGATTTAATTCCATAACCACTTCCAAAATAACTCGCCTCCACAGCGAGATCGGCTTGATCCACACAAGCCACCGAAATAGTATGGCATTCAAAACAAAACAGAAAATCGGAGGTGGCTTATGGGAAAGATAATTGAAAGTGTTGTTGAGTGTGGCTCTGCGTATGGGATGGTCTGTGTATTATGTAGTTTGATTTTCTTTTACACAACCATTCGATTTGTGTTGCCTTACATATACAAAAAATATATGTAAAATATGCAATACATTAGAATAGCAGGGAAATAACTTTGATTGTTTCATATTTATATATTCTTTCTTCTTTTTACTATCTTCTTATCTTCTCCGATAGTGAGAGTTCCACGATACATGAACAAGAGATAAGATTCTTGTACTTAACAATCCATCACAGATTGTCCTGTCATGCCAGGTAGTACAGAGCGCATATTCAATAAGCATCGTTTCATATAACTTATTGTGGAGGTTGTCGCTACGTTGAGGGCTTATCTCGATTAGAGATCTATCCCTGCGGATTCCTTGAGCGTCACGTTGTTACGAACCTAATTATGTTACTATAAGTAGGAGAGTAGTGATACATTGCCATTACGCAATCGTTGTACGCAGTTCCCGCATATTGCTCCAATTATTTATTTACCTTGTGTATTTCACATTCGATAATATGAAAACTTTGGTGTCCCAAAGAACACATATTATAGTCGGCAATTTCAAAACAAACAACAAATGAGGGAATACATTTTATCCCTACCGACGTTTTTTATGGAACTAAATAATCCTGCTCCAAGTCCAATAGTTCCTAATGAACCAAGTTTAGATGTGACTTTATCTATAACAGAAAGTAAACTATTTAGTCCATTTGTTCCTGCTATAACCGCATCGGATTTTACAATATTATTAACAACTTTAGTAAAGGTATTACCAAGACGGTTCATAGAACCTTCCCAGTTGTTAGCGGATTTCATTGCTTCTTCTAATGCAGATCCGCTACCTTCTGCATAATCTTTTAGCATCTTCTCGTAAAGCGACCAATTTTCGAGGAGAGCATTCAACTGATTACCCCTATATTTTCCGCCAACTGCACTTATAAGGTTTGCTCTACGAGCATCAGATTCATCCAAAGCAGTATATGCTTCTGATAATTCTTTGAGAATCTGCATTGGATCACGAAGAGAAATCACACCATCTTTGACTTCTTTTAATGAGACTCCTAATGCTTCACAGGCTTTTTCATATTTACTTAATGATTCAGCATCAATAATTTCACCATCATCAACTTCGCCTTCTACCTGTTGGATATTCATAAGAATACCTTTCCAAGCTCTAGCTGCAACATCACCGCCTTGGCGTGTAGTTGCAATCATTGTACCCATTGCTGCAGTTGCCTTGTCAACAGCAATTCCCGAACTAGCAGATTGTGAAGCGGCAATTTTGGTTGCTTCAGCTAAATCTTGCATTGATAAAGCATTGCGGTTTGTAATGTAGTTCTGGCCATCTAATACAGTATTTAATGCTTCTGTGTTACCTTTTAATTTATAGGCGGCATCAGTAGCGATAAGATAATCATTTGCTAAATCTGCTTGCATATCGCCCGCAGCCTGTGCTAATGTACTTAATTCAGCTAAATCTTCAGCATTTTCATACCCAGCACGATACATTTCCTGAATACCAGTAAGATAATTAGAAGCCTTTTTACCATACCTACTAGCAGTACTGTAAGCGGAACTCTCTACATTAGATAAGTCGGTTTTACTTAACTGATCCGCTGTCTTACTGATTTCTGTCATTATACTATTTACTTCTTTTAACTCAGTAATGGCACTTCTTATTTTAGAAGCTAATAGCATTACGCCAGAACTTACAGATAACCATTGAGTAAAACTCTGTGCGGCTTGTGAAAACTGATCCTTTAAAGAAGCACCAAGTTTATTAAGTCCACGCATAGAAATTTCTGACTGTTTAAATCCATTTACAATATCATTGAATTGCATTTTTGTCATTTGAGAATTTAAATTACGTAGACTAGCAATATATGCTTCGTTTGACGATATAACTTCCTTGGTAGCCTTTGAATTTTTTTGATTCCATGCTTCTATTTCATTGGCTTTAGACAATCTTTGCTGCGTAGATACAAGCAAACTGTATTCAGAGCGAGTAGTCTTCAAATCATTTTGTGTTTCTTTCAACACGGATTGCATTTTTTCAAATTGCGTGATAATAGCAGAATTACTTGCTCCACTGTTTAAAAGTGATTTCAATTCTATCAATTCAGTATCTACGCCGTTCATTTTACTTCTAACTTCATCGGCAGATAATCCTAACTTTGTAAAATTATCACTAAGTGTTTTAATCTGAGTGGTAACATTACCTTTATCACCAATTGAAAGTTGAATTTTATTGACCTGAGCAATAGTAGATGCTTCGGATTTTAAATCCTGAATCTGAGTCTTTAAAGAATTTAATTCACCTTTGCTACCAATAGAAGACAAGGAAGATTCTAATTGTTCAACCTTAGTTTTAAATTCTCCGACAAGGACACCTTGCTCTTCCCATTTTGTTTTCAAAGATGATAAGTTACTCTGAACTTTGCCAATAGAAGAGGATATATTTCCAATAACTTTTATATCATCAGTCTGGACGAAACCTGCTGTTTTTTCAATAGTATTATTTACTTTTTGAATGTAAATTTTACCTTGTGAATCTAAATCTTTTGTATTAAAGATCTGTGTAGATGCAACATTAGATTGCTCTTTCTTTAATGTAGATATCTTTGCTCTTAAGCTATCTAGTGATTGTTCCCACTCTTTATATGCAGCAGACCAATTAACAGTACGCCCTTCTTGGCTTTCAATATTCTTTACATTCAGTAAAAGTTTTTCACATTTAGTTAATTCTGAATTGACTTCTTTTGGAGCATTTGAAAGTCCTTTAAAATCAGCACGCAAACTAGCAATTACTTCATCGCCTTTTGTTATATTGCGAACAGCACTATCTATTTTGTTGAATTGAGCGGATAAATTGGAGGTGATTTTAGATGCTTCTGCATTAAGATTTTTATATGAGTTAATTACATCATCAATTGAAGCAGTACCGTTTTTAAGTCCAGATAATTTACTTTCAAAATCTGATAAAGGATCTAAAAGGCCAGATAATATATTGCTGTTAGTTGACTTAAATTGTTCAATTTTTGCAGTGTAATCAGCAAAAACATTTTCTGCTTTTTTAATGCTATTTGTATTATTACCTATATTTTGCTGTGCTGTAGATACGGCATCAATCGCATTAACTAATTCACCCGTGGCAATATTATATTGCTGAGTTAATTTAATTGCCTGTCCATATTCATCAATACCAGCAATATTAACAGATAAAATATCTTTCTTGCCACTGGATCGCGCTTGGTTTAGTGTTTCAATCTGGACACCAAGGTTACTAATTCTATTAGCAACTGCATCAATTTCTTTAGAACCCATTCCTATATTTTCAAGAGATTTTTTAAATGTATCTAGTTTTAAAGAATTGCTTTTTAATTCCTGAGAAACACCTTGACTAAATTGTTTTCCATATTCCTGTCCGGCTTTAGTAGCAGATTTTCCGTCAATTCCAATATTGGATATAACAATTTTCTGATTTATTAGTTTTCCAATACTGTCTGCTAGTTTCTGCGCAGCTTTCGGATCAAGCTCAGCCTGAATCTTTAATTTATCAAGCTGGCTTTGTATTTTATCAATGTCGTCATTGACATTTTCTTTTGACTTTGCTTCATCTAATTTAGCTTGAAGTAATATCAAAAATTCGTCCATATATAAATTACCTCCTTTGTTTTAGGCATTAAAAATACCGCCAACAAAGGGCGGTAGTAATTTTCATAGTTATTTAATTGTTGTAGTAAATTACTTTATTGGAACACCGTATTTTTTTAAGTTACTTTTCATGATATATAATATTCCTGGTTCTAATCCCAACTCAGTTAATGCATCATCCCATATGCGCATATCCCCTTCAATAGACCATCCGTGGAATTGTTCATTCGCACTGAGCATAACATCTAAACCACTTGCTCCACCCATATAGTGATAGTTTAAATAATTTGTGTCAATTTCAACGGAACAGGAGATAGTGCCACCAGATTTTACAATATCTGTTTTAATAAGAGAATTAAGCAGCTTGTATGTTCTATCATATATCATGGGAATTGCACTTGTTCCGTTTCTAAATACAGGCTCCTTGTAATAATCTGTTATGTGTTGCTGAATCACTTCAAAAATTTCTTGTTGCGTCATCTTTAGTGCCTGTTGTATTCGTGATTCAATAATTTTCGTTAAATCACTCATTGATCTTATTATTGTAGCCATACATTTTATCCTTTACACAAAAACTCCCTCACAGTACAAAGAGAAAGTAATTGTAATCTTTACTTTATATAAACAAAATATTATAATATTGCCAAGCATATATGCGATTATACAACCACATTATGATCCATTAGCATGGCTATATGCTTGGCAAAAGTGCCTGTGGGAGTGCCGTATAGCACAAAATCTACTGAGGTACATAGTACCAGAAAGGACGAAAGATATTCTCGTGAATAAAATCACATCTTGGGATTCTCCCAGTCTTATCTCCTTTTTTTGTATGTCAAGTACAGGAGGGAGGTGAAGAATGGTAGAGATTTTTATGACATTGGTTATTGTGATCATTTTGCTCATAGCTGTATGTTTTATTGGAAGTCTGGTTCTGGCAAAGGACACAAAAGAATTCCATATACACTTTGGGCTGCTGAAAGGATTTGATATATCAGGTTCTTTCTATGAAAACAATAACACACCAGAACATCAACAGTAACCTATAGTCCAATTCATCAGTAGGAGAGTAGTAGTGATAGCAGATTCAAGAGAGTAGCATCGTAGAAATACGGTGCTATTTCTCTATCCCAATAAAAGAGACAATTTATTCAGTTTTATCTTTGTTTTCATTATGAATAATTTCTGCGAGTTTCGCCACGATCTCCTTTTGTAAATCCTCTACAGGAATATCTTTTAATGCAATATACATTTTCTGTAATAAACTCAATACTTCTTTCTGATTGTCAATAATACTTGCAATAGCACCAAAAAATGTTGCTTTAATTTTCCACTCTGCTTTTTTCATTCTAAAATAATTAATCATAATCTTTCCTCCATATTTTTAATGTAAATCACATTTTCTAATTGGCATCGTCCAGATTCTTTTTCCCAAAATCCAATATTCAGGTATATCATTATCATGAAACCAATAATATTCAATCGCATCACCAGAGAATACTATAAAGAATCCGAATATAAACCAAATAATTATAAATGGAATACATATCTTTCCGTTAAGGGCCGATAGTGGCATACCTGAGTAGTCCCACATATTTTGATGTAAAAAATAATAATCTAAATTTCCAATAATTGCTTCAAGACCTGTAATAAGTACAGCTATAATTCCGCACTGAAGTAATAAATCCATTTTCCACGAGAATTTATTATTTAGATTATTACCAACAACCCAAGCAATAGCAGCCATTACAGCTGAAAGCCGAAAAGTGTAATTCCTAAACATGATCTCCACTAACAAATACAAAGAAGATCCTATAATTGCCATAAGTATATTTTTAACAAATTTATTCATTATTCATCTCACAATCTAACTTTAAAAGTCCAGTGATAATTATCATCAGTCCATATATTGAAATTGCTATCAAATGTGTCATATTTAACTCGTGATATTTGTGGACTTGATTGACATATATGCAAATATGTTTTTGAATCAATATTGTAATTTCGAGATTTTATTGCTTGCTCTATCTCATATGAATACATCATACGTCACCAGTATTTTTTATAAAATCTTCTATATTATATCGGTAATTTACCTTTAATTTTTTCTTCTTAATTTCTATAGGTTTACACCATTTAAATAGGTCATTTTCAGTAAAAGACTTTTTATCTAAACTGCTTATCATTGAAATGAAATCATCTATGTTGCAAAAATAAGTTTTATTTGAGATGCGGAAATCAAAGATAAAGCCACTAATAATATTTTTATATGTAGAAAATTTTTTTAGATTGTCAATCTGATGCTTATGTATCACACCCTTATCAGATTTTTCTCTTTCAAAGGATATCGAATTTGTACCAACTGATTTTAATTCCAAAGTATATAAAAAATATCCAGTAAACATAAAACAATCACATGGAGATTTCGCACTAAATCTAAGATTTTGGTTTGTTCCAAAAGATTGGGCTGAGTCTGGTGGTCTGTAATAGAAAATACTATCTGGAACAGATGACTTCCAATTCTGTTCAAAAACCTTGCCTATATTTTTGCTTATAATTTTTCACCTCTTAGATCAAATAAAAAATAATCTTCGGTTCCATCATAATATCTTACTTTGTGACATGTTATATTATCATTAAAATAGCGTAACACATCGTATAATTCATAATCTTCATTTTGGCTTATATAATTTGCAGTTTCATTGATACTTAATGCTTTGAATAAATTATCTGTTGCAGGCATATTTCCTCCCTGAAGAAAGCCAGTTTCATAATGAAATCGCTCTTGCTAATATTCTCCAAATATACTATAATAATTATGCGCTCCAAAACGGGTAAGCGGTTCGTCTTTCGCCATATATGTACATATGAGAACTTCCAGAACATTAGGAGGTGGATCAGTGGAAAATACACGAAAGGAAATCTCTTTGAGATGTTAGATACGATTCTCAAAATTGCTGGAATGATAGTTACTGCAATTAGTACTATTGTGAAGGCGATTGATTTAGTAGATAAATTTAAACATCAAAAAAGCAACCGCCGCTCGCCAAAGTAGTAGGTTGCTTTTTTAATATGTAACTTATAACTGAGACGAACCGTTTGCTTTACGGAGCGTTTCTCTTATATGACTATTATAGTCTAGGCTTGTCCAGTTTGCAAGTGAAAAATTTCGCTCTATGAAATCGCTCTTTTAAGTCTGTTTATATTTGAGAAATTTTTTCCCATGTATACATTTCTTTCTGTACAACACTGTGAACAAAGCTATTTTTTCCATCGGCTGATTCGTATTCCTCAATCAGATCCTCTAATGCTTCCAACTCCATATCATTGATTTTACCAAGAGAATGGTAATATCTATATGACTGACTTATTTTATCTTTCAATTCGGCCCTAATTCGCTTATTATTTTTTCGTTCACTTTCCTTAAAACGTTCATCTGTATTGCGTTGCATGTCATCTATTTTTTGTGATATACTAGACAACGATTCAGAAAGCTTATTTTGAGCATCTGTTAGTTCTTTCTGAATAGCAAATGATTGTTCCCTATCATGAATGCGATTTTCCATTATTGCTTTAATATCGGTTTGATTATCTTTAATAGTTTGCAATAGTTCTTCTTTATTTTTCTTTCTATTGTATAAATCATTAAAAAAATCAGAAATTACTTTCCTGTTTTTAATAGCAATCCAACAGAAAAAAATAAGAAGCACAAGCGCAACAAGTACAATCATAGGATTAATATTTTCTAGGTATTTAATTATTAACTCTTCCATTTCACATAGTTATGCCTTTCATTATAAAATCGTAATGTATTTGTTAGACACATATCCAACAAGGTTATCTTTTGTTTTTATTTTATACCATCCATTAGCAGCTTGTTTCATGAGATAAACTTCATCATTCGTATTTAATACTGATACTACATTATTTGCTTTAACTTCTGGTTCTTTACGCATATTTAATTTTGTACAATTAAATACTTTACCTTTAGTAGCAATAACATATTCTCCAGATATATACCCTTTATCAGTCCGGTACCAATTATCAGAAGTCTTAGCAATTAGCTGTACTAATTCTCCCTTTTTATAAGAGCCAACTTTAGAAGATGACGAATTGGGAGCAGAACGAATATTAAGATTTCCTGATTTTGTATTGATTTTGCCAAGAAGAGTAATTAATGTTTCAGTAATTGCTGTGGATGGTTTGGAAATAGTAGAAGATGATACATGACCATAGATAATATTTAAATCTACGTTGCCATTTATACCTGTAACTTGTCCGCTAGAAGTATACTGCCAACCATAAATATCTCTACCAATGCTTGATTTTGGGTTATATTGCTCATTTGGGCTAATAGATAAACTCATCTTATTATAAGAATTATAGTATCTGGCGATCCACCACTTATCACACTTAATTTGCGTAGCATATGGTTTGATATAAGAATTATAGAATGACATTCCTGTATATACGCCAAAATCATATCCAGTAGATACAATAACATCTCTATATGCATTGATTATATCTTTTAACAGTGAACCAATACCTTGCTGACATTTATCTTCTACATCAAGCCAAACAGTACATTTTCTTCCGTTCAAAATGGATAATACTTTTTGTGCATCTGTTTTTGATTTTTCAACAGTTGTAGCATAAGAATAATTGTACACACCGCTTACTTCTATGCTTGCATTTTTACAACCATTCCAATTCTGTTCAAATTTAGTATCTGGATTCAAGTCTTTACGAATTACTTTTAGGATTGCGTGATCAACTCCAGCAGATTTAACCAAAGACCAATTAATATTTCCTTGATAAGAACTTACATCTACACATTTAATATATGATAATATACTTGGTGTAGGAACAGAAGAGTATTCAATCCACGTTGGAATACCATACCATTTCCAACTACCAGTCGATAATTTGTCTCTAACACAATTATCTTTACTGGATTTCATTTCAACAACATAATCGTTACCAAGATAAAATCCGATATGATTAATTGCAGAGGTTGATTTTCCTTTGAATACTAAGCAAGGTGTATCTTTAGGAAAAGAAGCAACATTACCTTTTGTACTGCATTTGTTATAATACCCCTGTGCAGTAGTATCAAATCCAGATACAGGACACATTGCTCCTGAACAGTCTGCGCCTATATGCCCTGCGCCTTCTTTGAATTTTTTGTCATAATATTGTTTGCTATATGTAGATGATCCATATGTTTTAAAAAGTTTATCACATAACTGCTGTGTAATTAATTCGCCGTTGGCTCCCCACAAATATATTGCCTTATTATCGTAAAGTTTCTCAAAATAGGAAACTACCTCATTTACATTTTTGGACATAAATTATCACATCCTTACTGTTTGTTGGTTTCTACAATTTCCCTTAAAGTTACTAACGCTTCATCAATAGTGTCATCAATCCACTTAATCAAGTCTTCCTGATCAGTTACTTTTGATAAAATGGGATAGTTTGCAAATAATTCATCAATAACCTGCGCACGTTTAATTGAACCAGCTTGTTTCCATTCATCATAATCCTGTTCTGCGTCACTGATTAATTTCAGCATAGTTTCCTGAATCTGTTTCTTTGCGATAGCAATTTTCTCTTCATCAGATTTATTGAAATATGTAGTAGCCTTTTTAGTAATTGCAATTACAAGTCCAATGATTACAATAATAGTAGTCCAGTTTTCGTTTACTAATTCTAAGAAGTTTTTAACACCATCTAAAATACTCATAATAATTCCTCCTAGCCGACCGCTTCAGGATCGTCAATAATATTTTCTGTTACATTACTTTCAATTTGCTGATACTTGGTATCAAAAATCTTGATTCCAGCAAGCCCTAATAACTCTGTTCCAAAGAAGCCATACACACAAGTTGTAAGCGTAGGACTTAGTTCTGTCATTGTATATTTCTGCAATAAAATAGCCGCAATCGTATAGGATATAATTGCGACAATAGATAGCAGTACTATTAATTTGTTGAATTTCAATTTAAAATGAAATGGTAAATATGATTTTAAAATCTTATATTTTAAATTTCTTTCTTCACATTTCATTTCTGCAATTTGAAGTTTTTGTTTCAACTCACGCATAGTTCGTTCATGCGTTTTCTGCTTAGTTCTAAATAACATTTTTTCACCACTTGAAATTGTTGTTCTATTGTGTGTTAAAATTTCTGAGACTTTTAACACATTGTTTTAATGTTTTGCATACATAATCTAATTCTTGTTTGGTTTCTTCGCCACTGAATGTTAGCCTAATACACGAATGGATATCCTGCTCATTCATACCAATAGCAGATAGAGCAGTAGAAGGATTGATTGAATTGCTGTTACATGCTGAACCTGTGCTTACTTGGATATCATTCATATCCAACATAATCATAAGAGACTCACCCTCAATGCCTTTAAAGCACATAAAAAGATTATGTGGTAATCTATTACCAGAACCTATTGGTACACCAACTAAATAACTGTCTGGAATATTTCTTATTATGTAGTCATACACATAATCTCTATTTGCTGATGAGATAGAAGCGTAGTCATAATTTTCAACGGCTTTACCTAATGACGCAATACCCAAAACATTTTCCGTGCCACCGAAAAGTCCCTTTTCCTGAGAACCATAAGTCAAAGGCTCAAGTACAATATCTTTTTTCTTATATAAAACTCCACAACCTTTTAATCCTCCTAATTTATGTGCTGAAAATCCAATCATATCAACATCTAACTTTTTCACATCAATCGGAATCGTTGGTATACTGCCAGTACAATCCAAATAGACAATACCATTATATAAATGTATAATTTTAATAATCTGTTCTATGTTTTGAATGGTTCCTATTTCAGAATTGGCATGATCTATTACAACGAATGGAGTATCAATACAGACATCCAAATACTGTTCTAAATCATGTATGTCAATAATACCTTCTTTGTTTACTTTTAAGGGAATACTATTGTGATATGACTCAACACATTTCAAAATTGATTTATGTGCGATATGAGAGTAGAAGATAGTACAATCATTCTTTAAATAATACCCTCGAATCGCTAAAGTATTACTTGCTGATCCACCGCTGGTAAAATAAATATCTTTTGAGTCTGCGTTGATAAACTTCGCAACAGATTGTCGTGCTTTTGATATAATCTGTTTTGGTTTATCTGATATTGAGTATGAAGAACTCGGATTACCAAAATCATCTAATATAGATATTAGATATTCTTTTACTGGGTTGGATAATTTTGTAGTAGCACTATTGTCCAAATATACATTCATATATTTTCGCTCCTCATTTTATTTCAGTGGGTTTTCGCTGGCACCATTGATGATATAATTCATTCATCTCTTTTGATTTCTGCCAAATAAAGATTACTCGTTCATCTCTTCCAGGGGAAACATCCATTAGTTTACCTTTTGATAATGGGGACGACAAATAGAAATGATTTTGTTTCATATTTACTATAACCAAAGAATCATCAGCATTATAGTAATGATTAAAAACTTCGCTATATTCTCTCATATATTTCTATACAATAATTTGAGTCGTAAAAAAATGGGAATACATATTCAAAATGAATAGTGTATTCCCATGCCATATTTACCAATAAAATCACTATTCATTATTTCCCAAATTATCTGTAGCACCTTTCTTAGTCTCTGGCTTAATTTTTTTGTCAGGACTCATAATTTCATCAATTACGGTCTTTATGTGTTCCTGAAATGTATAGGGTAAAGTACATTCATCTAACTTTTTACGTGCGTTTTCTTTTGTAATAACGCCGTTTTTATAATCATGAATGATCATATATATTTTATAACAATCTATAGTATCTGTAATCGTTCGCCATGGTTTTAAAGTTTTGACACTCTTACATGTAGCGCAATATTCGTATTCTGTATTACATATAGTACAAATATTTTTTATTTTACTCATTTTCCTTTATATACCTTTCTAAATAATAATCTCCAATTACAACAGGAACATTTCTATACTTTTCATACTCTTTTTTTCTTTGATTATAATAACGTTTTCCAACATATCTAAAAGTATTATTGTGATATTTTTTATTAGAATTAATATATTTATACAGCATATTTCCACTAAATTTTGAATCCATAAATTTCGCTTTAAAAAATGACTCACATTCACGTTTGGAAAAGAAATATATATTATTTTCAATATTATGTATGGGCTTAGAATTATATTGTAAAGAAGCGAATTTCCTAGAAATATTAACCCCTTTTTGATAATCACAATACCCCAATATATTTCCTTTTATTAAATAATCAATTATTGTATGAGGATCCATTTTGAAATGTTCTTTTGTCTTTGTAATATTTTTATGGTTATTATTCCAAAAATTACATACTTCTTTTATAATTGCTTTACTTGCATATTCATTACATAAATCCCAATTAACATCACTATCTGAAAAATTGAGTAATTGAGGTAATTTCGATTTGTTCATAATAGAATTCTTAATATATTTCATATTTGACTCTGAACAATCTATTATTACATAATTCTTTATGCCAAAATCATAAGCTCGTATTTTTTTCAATTTATCATTTTGTATTTCTTCATCAAGAGTTCTTCCGCCAAGTTTTCCAAAACCTGATTCTATATAGTGTTGTGCTCCATGATTCTCTATAATACAATTTATATCAGGAATATAGATATCATATTTTTTATTTTTCGACCAAGGAAAAGATTGTTCAGGTATAAAATTGATATTCAATTGAGACAGCAAGGAATATATGAACTTATTTGGATAACTTATATGATCTGAACAAAAATTACAACTAAAGCCATGTGAGGATAAATTATTTATAACAACCATTTTTTCTTGACCGCAATCTGGGCATTTGCACAAAATTTTCTTTCCACTAGACATGGTGTATTTATGTGCATCGTCTTCATTCTGTATAAACCGTAACAAATCTTTTCTAGTATCATAGATAGAATTAAAACCATCTAGGCATTTCTTATTTCCACAAACAGAACATCCAACACCTTTATTTAAATGTGCTTCAGATATTTCTCCGTTATATCCATCAATTAAGCATACATATTTATATCCTTTAAACCGATTGTTGTATATTCTTATTTTACCAGTAATCTTAATTTTTCCTGTTTTTGTTGTTATAACATCTCCTAAATTATACAGATAATCATAATTGTTATATTTTATATCAGATATTTTCCCAAATACATTATCAATAATAATTTTATTTTTCTCTAAATGTATTGAACATACTTTATTGATTCTTGATAATAGAAGTGATTTATGTACGTCGAATTTTATTCCTGAATAATCACAAAGTTCTAAGTAGGAATTAAATGTCATACCTTTTACTAATTCGCCCAATATATCTCCTGTTTTTAGAATGAAATGAGAGGGCGATTTACCCGCTCATCCAATCCATATTAGTCCTTATAAACAAATACTTCGCAAAGTTTACCAGCTTCGTCACAATAAGGTTTCTGCAACTTATATGTAACTGCATGTCCACCATCAGGAGTCAAACTTACATCTACACTAGAGATATCAATCTGCGCTCTAGGGAAAGTGATTACACCAATATATTTAATATTGCTATCACACTTATTTCTAAAATAACAATGTACATGCAATGTTCTTACAGGCGGCATGGAATCAGTGGTCTTAGCCAAGCTGATAGCTTCTGCCATTTCCGCCTCATAATCCACAATTACTCTGCCTGCAGTACCAGCATTAAATGTTAAAGTCTTAGTAGCAGCATCAATTGCAAATTTACCTTCTGCAACAGCAGCAGATACCTCCAAGGTTTCACCAAACTCATTTTCATCATTAATGAGCTGCACATACTTAATTTCTGCACCAGCAGTACCAACAGGAACATATCTTAATACCACTTTGTTTCCAACAATCTCAAGCACTTCACTTACAGGTGCAACAATTTTCTTATCATCTGATGCAATGATCTTCTCTGAAGAGAACTGTTCTGCAAGTAAGTCGAAGGAATGGATTGCATTTGTGTAAGAAAGAGTACCCTGTGCCGCATTATAAAATGTTACAATCTCTGCGCCCTGCGCATCTGTAACAGGAGTACCCTCAGATGAGAAGTTTAAAGTAGGTTCCTTAACATTGGTAAGTCTACTTAATAACTGTCTTGTGGTAGGGTCGAATTCTTCAATGTATCTGATTTTCTCAAATACGACTTCGTTTGGATTAAATTTTACCATATTGTATTATCCTCCTTATAATAAAAGAAGAGCCGATCAACTCAGCTCTCCCATATAATTAAGTTCCTCTTTTTTAATTTTCTTTAAATCTACACCAAAACCGGAATATCCACTTTGTAGTAATAGGTTGGAGTTTCTAATTTTATCCACTCGCTTTACGCTATCCATGAAAGCGTATATATTCATAGTCCATACAGCTTTATCATCTCTTTTAAAACCATTAGAATTTACCATTGTTGATATTAATGGTAATAAATGTGATTTTCTTGGTTCTTGTAACTGTGCCTCATATTCCATTTTCGCGTCTTCAATAAAAGCCATACGACAACTTTTTGTTCCTGCAACAGCATCATTGCGCTTTAAATTATGTAACGCCCTTAAGTACTTAACTATTTCATAATAATCTGATTCGTTAAGGGTTATTAACTTAATATCACCATCTTTTGTTACTATTTTTTGTCCTAAATACATTTCACCATTTTCGTTTTGAAAAAGATGCATATCCTTTAAATTTAGAACATCTCCTAAAAGTATCTTTGTTTGTTCAACATCATAATATCTACGAAGGAAAGTATAAAACAGTTCATAGTCGGATATTTCGTCAAACGGTACTCCAGCCTCTTCTAATTGCCAGCATAAATCAACGCCAACAGAACATAATGTATATATCATTTGATAATACTTAGATTCACCATATAGACATATTTCTTCTAAAGTTGGAACATGAATAGATATATAGTCATTAATTTTATGAGAATGTCCACGATATAAGATGAGTTGATCAGGAATGTTTTTATCAATCATAGAACCTCCTGATTAGACATTACATATAGAATTATTTAGATCTTTTGTTTCAAATAGCATTCGACGATACAAAAATCCTTGTGTTGTAGAACTTTCTTCATTTAAAACTAGATCCAGACTTCCATATGTACTAATATCATATTGAGAATTTTTATTATCTCCAAATGAAGTACGTCCATTAAATTTATGGTCTATCAATCGGGATAAATAATCATTTCTTGTATCCAATATTTTAGGGATATTTTTGACTTCCATATGATCTTGATGAGAATATATCCGGAATTCAATAGTAGGAACAATAAATATTCTATTCCTAGATCTACCTTCTCGGATATGTACTTGTATTGTAATAAGAGTCATTGTTTCTGTTATTGTTTCTGGAACTCGACCGTATGGGAAGATGTGTTTATGTACTAATTTATTTGCATTTTTAAAATTCTTAATTTCAGAACTGTCAATGGCATGAAATATATCTTCATCTTTTACAAGTTCTTTAATAATCGCCAACTTCAAATCTGTCACTAAATCACTATTTGCCAATTATATCACCTCCACTACATTATTCCGGAAATAGAAATGATCTTTTCGGCAACCACAACATTATCTATGATAATTTGCAGTATAAATTTTTCATCAACCAAATTATCATCTTCGGCTAATAGTTCTATTTCGTTTTCTGTTATATTTTGTTCTATATCAAAATCGCTGATTACTTTCCATGAGTATTTCGTTTGAAACCAATCTACAGAGGAACCAGTTTCCTTATCTGTAAAGAATACAGAATATATATTTGGAAAACCTATTTGAAGTTCTGAGTCTCCAGATATTACTATGGATAAATCTGTCGTTTCATTAGGGTTTGGTGGAGTGGGTGGGAGGGGAGAGGACGGATCTATATAATCACAGATTCCCAAATCTGGTCTGTCCTTATCTTCACGCCTGACATCCTGAGTAACCGTAATATTACAGATACCTTTCCCATAATTACTGGCGGTAGTATCATTCTGTGTGATAACATAGGGAATAGAATTATCTCTACTGACATAAAATCTCTGGGGACTTGCCAATGAGATTGTATCACTATTTGCTTGTACTTTTTCCATATGCTGCGCAGAACCAAGTTTTAAAGTGTTATTACCAGACTCACCACTGTTATATTGCGTACTGTTTAAATCCAAACATGGATATTCTAATATAGCTCCGTCTGGACGCTGCCACCTCAAATGCCAGTTGCATTGAGTAAATTTGCCCTCGTAGTGTATATTATCTACATGGAATGACTCAGTGCATATCCAATAAGTGTTTTCTTCTTCATCATAAATATAGTCACCAACTTCGATTTTGTCATTGTTATGTGTTAAGAATGATTTCATATTTCCGTTAGCAGAACTATATTTTCTGTCATAAAATTTTATGTAGATATGATCGCCTTTTTGCGGATTTTCACCAGCGATCCAAAAGAAGATATGCTTTGCACATGACACATCATCTGTAAAACCATCTGCCAATATATCCTGTGCATCTTTTATTTGTTCCTCATACAATGATTTACCACTTTGTTTGATTCGCTCTTTCATAAGTTGAAGGCTCATGCTACACCTTCTTCCTATTAGTTACCAAATCAAAGAGCTTGGAATCCTTATATGATTTATTGATTGCTAACTGGTCATTTTCGGATTTTAACATAGAGCGAAGTTCTAATGCTTTCCCAAGCTGATTATGCAAATTCAGTGAATGAAAATCACTGGATGAAAGGCGTGTCTTGAGAGCGGTAGATGTCAAAATGAAATTTGAATTTAGCCATTCAATGACCATATAGTTCACAAGAATAATGAAAGTATCATCTCTGAGAGTGAAATTAAATTGTTCAAGTTCATCGTCCCTATCAGATAGATCCTGTTTTGCTGACTGATACGCAACGATGGCAGGACGCATATAACCAATAACAATCTGGTAGGCAATTCCTTCATCTATACTCGCAAAATCTACATCTTTGATTTTATTAAATACCGCATCAGCAAGTTCCTTATATGTAGTATTAGCCATATACGTCATCTGCCTTTTTTATTCTGCCACAATTTCAAAGCGTAATTTTTCTTCAAGTAAGCGAATAATATGTGTGTTATTCAAAACTCCGTTATTGTACATAGTTCGTACCTTAGAAATCACTACTTCACGCATTCCAGATTTTAATGCGCTTTCAATAGTAGCTTCGATAAGTTTTGTGTCACCTGTTGCAAATAACTTCTTTAACTGATTAACCTTTGCAACTTCTTCATACTTAGACATAAGCCTGAATTTATTGACTGCACGAATATCCTGTAAAATAATCCAAGGTCTATTTAAGAATACTGGCTTAGAGTTATTCATAGAGATTAATTCTTTTACAGTAAGATACTCTACATCACCAATCTTATGCCACTTATATGTAGCACCAGTAATAGGGGATGTATAAACTAATCCACCAAAGGTAATACTCATACATGGAACTTCTTCATCCATACCAATGTCATCAATCGTATCATCTTTTTCATCCGACTCTTCAAAGTCTTCTAAATCAGTAACAATGTCGTTGATTGCTCCAATTACATTCTCTTTTTTGTCGTCATCTGTTTTTGGATTTTCAATATCATCTACTTTATCTGTAATAACTGTATCCTCAGAAATATCCTCTTTAATATCTGATCCGTCAATTAATGATGCAGTAGTGTTTTCGGAATCATATTTTTCAAGTTTTTCTATAATCTTTTCCTGACCACTATTCCCGATGGAAACTCCTCGTTCTTTTGCAATTTTCTTTAACTCATCTAAAGAAAGTTCTTTATAATTCATTTTTGGTTCTCCTTTAACTTGAATTTTATTGTATTCCATATAACAATTGCATTATCTAAGTCATTAGACTTCTCAAATAGGTAGTAAGTAGACTTACTTTTTCTATTTATTCCTTTTGACAAATACCAGAAACCATAAGATTTCAAGAAATGCATTAATTTATAAGAATAACAATAAAAATATTTACCATTTCCCATATTTGATTTCCTTAATAAAAGAAGTGGTAGCATTGAACCACCACTTCAAAAAATATATATTTAGGCAATTGTATATTTTCCGAACAAATCAGAAGTTATAAGCTCAACGCCAACTTTGTGCTGGAATTGAATTCTAATTGTCTGATCATGCTCTTCATCCTCATGAGCTTCTTTAGAACGTACATCACCTTCGTAAAAGATTTTAATAATCTGTTCATCAGGCAATACATAAAGTGTATCATCGGCACCAGCAAATTCATATGTAAAAGGAATAAAAGAATCTGGAATAATAATTGCATCACATCCAATTCCGGTGTTCTTTACAACTACTCCGCTAGTAGCCAATTCATCTTTTGCAGCATTAGAAATCCAGTTTGCATTAGTGCCTTCGGCAATTTTACTAACTGCTCTCTGAGAACCAGCAACGATAGTATTCTTTCTGTTAGCAGTACGAACTCGTCTAATCATATCAATTAGAGTATCCTTATCATAAGTTCCCTGCTGTACAAATTTAGAAGGGAGATAAGCACCCAAACCATTGAATACTGTAGCAATACGGTTATCCATATCAACTGCAAACCCTTCACGTACTTCATTTAACATTTCAACAATTGTAGTATATCTTTTAAGAAATCTATCTAATTCCTCATAACATGCTACATAAGACCATTCTGTATCAATTGCAATGTCTTTAGCACGACCAACTTTCTGATACTCAACATCCCATGTACCACCAGAAAATTTTGAAGCAGCAAGATATGATTTATCTCTAACAGCAAATGCATTTTTATCACCGATGGCACCATTTTTCACTTCACACATTTTCTTGTAGAAAGGTGATGTCTTCCATGCTTCAGGAAGTTCTGGTTTTAGAACATTTTCCCAGATAGTAAAAATGGCATTCTTGTTATTTCTCCAAGACTGCCAATCTAATTCACCACCTAAAATTTCGTTATGAAATTTTCTAATTGCTTCATCTGCGTTTTTAGCAGCTTTTTCATTTGAAAACATAGCAACTCTATTTGTAGCAGCATCTCTAATAAGAGTGCTCATCTGCAATAACTCTTCTTTACTATACATATTACATTTTCCTACCTTTCATTAGTCATTCTGGATTACACGAATCTTTACTTTTACGATTCTGGTATCAAGTACATAACCCATATCAGAAGTCTGTACTCCTTTGGAACTTCCAAAATAAGGGAAGCCAGTTTCCTCAATAGTTTCAACAATACCTACGAACTTTGCGTCAGTTGGGGCAGTAGCAACAGCAGACATCTTATATGTACCATCAGCAACCACATACTGACCTACTGCAACTGGAGTAGACTCATCAATAGGTGTAATCATGTCACTGGAAACCTTAAACTTTCTATCAGTTTTCAGCTCATAAGTCCTAAAGATTCTACCTGCTTCATTTGTGTAATTGTCTTCATTCTTTTCTTCAACAAGTCTTTCATCATATCCATATACAGGATGAATAACGATATAAACTTTATCAGTCTTTGTTGGCTTAGAAGCGGTATACACATCTGTACGACCAGTAGCCAGTCCACCATTTGCAACAATGGAACCATTATCTACATCTTCAGTTGCTACGAAACTAACATTCATGCAACCCTGTAACTTTGTTGATTCAGCAATACCATGTTTTGCCATATTTAAAATCCTCCTTAATCTACAAAACCATCAAACAAATGTCCGTATCTGTTTGTGAGTTCATTTTCTGTACTATATTTATTTACATTGGTTGAAGTTGGGTTATATGAAAATGTCTTTTTGGTATTAGAATTCATGAGTACATCACCACATAGCATTGTGAGATCACTGTCGAGCTTTTCTAAATCGACATCTTCATAATTTTCAAGTTTTGCTTTAAAATAAATAAACTCTGGAGATTTACCGATTTTCTTTTCAAATCGTTCCAGAGTTTCTTTGACTGCTTCAATATGAGATTGTTTTGCCTTTTCCGCTTCAATAGCTTCAAACTTATCAAGTTTTTCTTTTACTACTGAATAAGAATTTTGCAAGGTTTCAAAATCACCTTGTAATTTTGTGTACTTTGTTTCTATTTCACCAGAAACTTCTTTGATTTTTTCATCTAGCTTTATTTGATAATCATCTGCATACTTTTTGCTCAAAGTGTCATTGATTTCATTATAAATTGCAGTTAGATGTGAAACTTCCTCAGACTTTTCTGCAAAAGCAATATCTCCCTCTGTTTTTGTATTCCAATTGATAACGGGATTGCCATCATTAGAATTTACATACTCAACAGAGTAAATCTTGTATCCATCTTCTTTATCAAACACATAAATCTTATTTTCATCTGCTGATAAAAGTTCATATCTGACACAATCATTACCTTCACATTTAATGTCTGAAAGAAGAGCAGTAAACTTAGTTAAATCCATTTTGTTTTCTCCTTCCATATGTGGATTGTTATTTGTTGCATTATTTTGAACAGTGGTAGTAGCAGTATTGCTTGTACCATCTGATTCATATTGTTTTAATTTTTCTAACATCAGTTCAAAATTCTGTTTGAATTTGGATTCATTAATAGAAAATTTCTTGACTTGTGAAGATTCAAAACATGGCTCTTGATTTTTGTTGTTTCCATCAGTACCTGAACTGTCACGTTTGTTTAAGAGACATAATGCAGACATATGAAAATCATGAACAACAACATAACCGTCAGAATCCGTTTCACATGAGTCAAACACTATTTCCATTGATTGATTGAAATAAATTTCATCGTTGTATGATGCTTCCATAATTGGATACCGATGTGACCATAAAATAACATCAACGGAAAAATATTTTCTCTGCATTCCTGACTTCTCTGTAATTAAATCTTTTGATGGATTACAATCTTCTGGAATTACACCGTAAGGAATCGTTTCATCAATAAAATCAATTCCTTCATTGCTAAGAATTATTTTTCTATCATGCGATCCCACGTAGAAATTTCCGTCATCATCTTTCATGAGATGCGCCACCACAGGAATGTTTGCATATCCTTTGCGAGAGATAAATTTATCCAATGCAGCTTCAGTAATATCAGAATAGTTTTTGTTACGACCTGTATAAAAAATACTGCATCTACAACGTGTAAAATCTTCATTTAAGACTTCAAAATTAGAAAATTTTGCAGTCATTTCAATATTTTTTAAGTTTTGTTTACTCAATTAATGTCTTGTTCTCCTTCCTGAAAAAATGCATAATAAAAGAGTACATTTAAGCACTCTCTTTTATATCTTTATTAAATTTCCAAATATGATTATATGCTTTTTTAAGTTTTCCTTTACAACATCTCAATATGAATGAAGGATTATAATTATCTGAAATATGTATCATATCATCATAAGAATCAATATATTTTCCATCTAAATCAAACATATCTACTGGTTGCATATATCCCATTTTTTCATAATATAAATATGGATTATCATCATTTTTTCCAACGTATCTCCATATATATCCAAAAGAATGATGTGTAACCCCTTGGCAACAATGGCTTATTGATTGATAAAAATTAGAACCAACACTTAATGATGCTTCAATTACACTATCAAAAGTAGTAATATAATTAAAATCTAAATCATATTGATTAACTTTCTTACCAAACTTTTCTATTCGTGTTTTATATTTTTTAGGTGGATTTTCTGAATAACTCCACAAATAACCATGTGATTGAGATGATGTTCCAGACAAAACAGATGCTAACCTTCCTGCGCTTTTACCATTACTAATAAATAAACTTGCTTCTGAGATAGAATTCCACCTCTTAACAAAATTTCCTTCAAGGGTAAATTGATATACAGGTTTAGTAAATGGATTGTCATTAAACCCAGCTTTAGTTGGTTTTCTTTTTGCAATATTTATTTGTAAATCTTTTAAATATATATTTGCATCATCTATTTCTTCTTGTGCGATAGTATCTTTATATAACCAAATATAGCCTTTTGCATAATGTGGCTTTTTACTACATGCTCTCTGGACAGTACAAGGAGAGATAGTATTTGTATCTACTGATTTTGAAGAAATATATTTATTTAATAAATTTCCTTTCATATCATATTGATAAATTGGTTTTGTACTATATACAAATTTATATTTAGAAATATCAATATCTTTGCTAAAAGACCAATAATATCCTTTATATGATGTTAATTCTTTTATATGTTTTCTTAGTGCTACTTCGCCCTTTAGTCCTATTGCATGTACACATTCAGCAATTGATTTATATGCAAATATTAAATTACCATAAATATCAAATTGATAAACAGGAATTGCTGTTATATATGTAGGATTCACATTACCACCATTAAGAACATTGTATCCATTAGGAACTTTTGAATTATATTGATCAATAAAAAATATTTCTTTTTTATTCAATAATTCTGCGAGTTGTTCTTTTGTTTTACATTCTAATTTACAAACCTCTATTACAGAAAAAGAATCTATTCCATATTTCTTAAATGCACTATATATTGGTTGTGTATATTTTGCTTTTGTACTTCTGTATTGATGTTGTTGAAATCTAAAATCTATAGTTGTATTTGTTTGACCAACATATTTTTTACCATTAACCTTATTTGTAATGCAATAAATATATCCTTCATACATTCCAGTTTTCTTGTTGTAACTTATAATAATTACCTCCTCAATACAAAGTCTTGAATATATCCAATTCAAGGCTCATTTCTTTAGAGGTAGAGATAGGAGAGTGTTAGCTGTCCTATATTACTCTTTACTGGTTTATCCAACCAACCATTACAATACATATTTCTCTAAAAGCAAACTGTTTTGTTTACAAAAAAAGAACCTTGCTCAAATTTTGAGTTAAGTTCTTTCATCAATTCATTCGTCTGTATAAAAACGAATACTTCCTTGTTGTCAATATTTCTTTTCGTATATTTAAAACCAAGTGATAGAAGAGCATCAGCTTGATTTTGATCTAGTATTATTATTTCACCTATATTAATCACCTGCATCTTTCTTTGGTTCTAATAATTTGT